TGGGTATTGTTTACGTAGTTAGTGGAAGCTGTACCAGTTAAATGCATACCGTTAGGAGCTTTACCCCTATGTAAAGGAAAAGCTGATATATTCCAAGTAAATAAAGAATTACCTGTAGGTACGGCTGGCATAGGTAACACTGTGTACAAATTATACCTTTTAAGTAGAGCACGTAAGCTAACAATGGGATCACCATGAAAAATATGTGCAGCTTTATCATCTGGTTTTATATAATTGCCAAAAACCGCATTAACTTTTCTGGCTGAACGAAGCATTAAATCATCTTGCATCATTTCTCCAGATTGAGGGAAAAAAGAGTAATTGTTCATAGAATTCTCTGGTTCAAAAAATTCAAAATCTGGACCAGCACAAGCATAACATAAAATAGTGATATCACTAACTGCTTGCCCACTGCAAGTCAAATCATTTTGAACGACAACTGCTAATGTGCCGTTGTCAAATTGAGGACTATGTGAAATACCAGAAGCTCCAAAAGTGGTACCAACACCACCAGTTACTCCACTAGCACCAGGTCTAACAGTTCTATTATAAGCAAGGTTACTCATATGGCAAACATCTATAATAGCCTCATGGGACTCAGATAAATCCCAAATATAGTTGTAATTAGTATTAGATTCATAAACCGTCGTGGCTGAAGTAGTACCAAAGCCAGCAGGATCATATATGATGCGCAATCTCCCTCTGTGAAAAGAGGAAGCAACGGCTACAAATCTAAATCTTATGGAACCTCTCCAATATCTAAAAGCCTGAGCAGCATAAGTCATGGGACACATGGAAATTTGTGGTGCAGTAGCACCAATACCAGTCACCCAAAAATTAGGTGAAACATTCATAAAAAATAAAGCCTTACCAGGCAACATCGATGTTTGCCAACTTTGTCCAGAAACACAAGCTTCTCTTTCTATAATATCGCTAATAGCCATAGAATCCTTACCTGAAAAACCTACCACACGAGGATCCACGGTAACTTCTTGTTTATCATCCAAAGTCATTTTGTATATAGGATCTTTCTGATT